CATCCAATACTACCCGAACGGCATCGGAGGCTACCCGCCCGGGGACTTCCTCGACACCTGCAAGCCCCTGCAAACGAGCGGTAACGTCTGGTACGTGAGCTCGCTCATCGGCATCGACGCCGTGGCGCCCGCTGGCCAGAACCGCGAGAAGCCGCTCGCGACGATGCTCCAGGCCGTCACCAACGCGGTCGACGGCGACATCATCGTTTTTCTGCCTGGCCACACGCAAACGCTCACGCTCACGCAAACGCTGCTGAAGCGTCTCACGCTCATGGGCGAGGGAGTGGTCGATGGCAAGCCGGCAGTGACGCTGAGGGCAAACATGCCGGCCTTGAACCTGCTGCAAATCGGAGCGCCGAACTGCGAGATCCGGAACATCTATTTCGCGCCGAACCTGGCCTTGAACTCGGACCCCAAGGTCAACGTGGGGGACGTGGATTTTCTGATCCGCGGTTGCTACTTCGACTGCGGGGGCAACGACAAGGGCCCGAACGTGGCGCTCCAATCGTCGCGTGCGCGCATCGAAAGCTCGACCTTCATTTCGGTGGCGACGGCATCGAACAGCCAGCCGAAGGCCGCCATCACGACCTTCACGGGCTCGAACATCACCGGCTTCACCATGAGGGATACGGTCATCTCCGCTGGCCCGTTCGGGTTCGCGAACTACGCCGCCGTGGATCTCACGGTAGGGACGGCCATCAGCCAAGTCGTGATGGAGAACATCAGCCTGCTCCTCGGCGCCGACATGGTGCTGCTGCCGGCAACCACCGGGCGCATCAACATCCAGACCGCGACGGGCGGCAGCCGGGTTCAGTGGTGAACGCATGCACCTAATCAATCCGCTCGTAGCCGGCATTCGCGGCGCAGAGATTGGCTCGGTCGAGCTGCTCGAACGCGGCACGTCCACGCACGCCGTTTACTACAAGGACTTCCCCGCGACGCAGCAGTACAGCGTGCAGCCCATCCCGCTCGACTCGTTCGGTAGCGTCACGCTCTACGTCGAAGAGCTGGTCGACGTGCTCGTGCGCGACCAGAACGGCGTGCTCGTGCGTCAGTTCGTGGCAGGCGACCACGCGGCGTCGGTCGAAGTCATCAGCCAAAGTTTCTCAGGCGTCGACTACCGCGACGGGACCAAGGGGCCGTTCAAGCCCACGAACCTCGCGAGCGTGCTCGACCTGTGGAAAACGAACTCGGGCGGCATCGATTGGAAGGTGCTCGTCGGGGGCAACGTGGTCACCATCGGGGAAGCGCTCAGCAGCTTCGCCGGGCTCTACTACAACGTGAAGAGCTTCGGCGCGCTCGGCAACGGCGTGGCCGACGACGGCGCGGCGATTCAGGCCGCCATCACGGCAGCGGCCGTCGCGGGCGGGACGGTGTTTTTCCCGCCCGGCGTGTTCCGCACGACCGTGACCATTCAGGTTCCGGTCAGCGTGTGCATTCTCGGCAGTGGTGCGCCCGCGAGCAAGCTGGCCATCGACGGCAACCTGTTCGTGGTGCAGTGCGCGGGCGACGACAACGGAGGGACGCGAGCCATTCGCAACATGTGGTTCGGCAGCATCAACACGGTTACCACGAACAGCACGGCGCTGGTGTCGGGTGCCGGCGCGCGTGTGCTGTTCGAGGACTGCCTGTTCGGCAACGACACGACGACCAAGGGCACCCACGCGCAGCTCCAGAACAGCACGCTCGATTCGCTCGTGACGTTCAACCGCTGCTCGTTCTTCGAGATGGCAGGCAACAACATCGCCATCGCTGGCAACACGGGTCGTTCGACGTTTCGCGACTGCGACTTCAAGAGCATCTTTACGGGCGCCCAGAGCACGCCGCACATCTTCGCAAACGACAGCATGCTAATCGAGGGGTGTCGTTTCGACGCTTCCTCGCTCACGTCGGGGACGTTTGCGTACATCAACTACCTGTCGCAGGCGCCGCTCGGCAATGGCGGCGCCAAGTTCGTGAACAATCGGTTCAAGAGTGGGGCCGCTACGCTCGCCGCGTTCAGGACATCGAGCACCGTGCCGCGCTTTGGGATTTGGGAGTCCGGCAACTCGTTCGGTGATCTGGCAACCGGCTTCTTGCCTCTCTACCTAGAAGACGGAGCGGACGGCTTCGCAGACGCGGCGATGGACACCGCGGGCCTGCGCACGCACGGCTCGCGCCTAAGCCGATCCTTTGGGGCGATCAACAACGCCACACCCGTAAACATAGACGCAAAAAACTACGCGCTCGCCGTCATCAAGCGGACTACTGCTGGCGGCGGTGGCGCGCTGACGATTACGGCGAGCCTTGGTTCGCTAGGCGACACGCTGACGGTGCAAATCGTCAACACGACCGGCGCAGCGGTTACGCCGGCCTGGGGATCCATGTTCCTGTTGGGTAGCGGAGCTACGAGCTCAATCACGACCGGAGGCAGCGGGCAGTACAAGTTTGACTTCTTGCCGATTGGCGTTGGCACGACGGGCAAGTGGGTAATGACAGGCGTCACCCTCACCATCTAAATGGCCCAAGCGGAAATCAACTTCTCCAATCGGCAAGCCACCGGCCAGCAAGAGCTCGCGGGTGCGCCCGCCGTTGCGGTGAACATCATCGTGGACGACACGGGTGCGATTCGACGGCGCCCGGGACTCCAGGCTGCGCCCGGCATCTTCAATGGCATCGTCGATCCCACGGGCCTCTCCGGCATCTACCAGACCGTGGACGGCAAGCTGTACGTCGTCGGCAACACCCCGAGCTACCGAAACATCTATCGCGTGACCAGCATCGCGACTCAGATCGGCGTGCCGCTGAGCGACGCGACGCTATCGGGCACGCTGCGTCCGGTGTTCGCCGAGACGCAGCTCATCCTGGCGATAGCTGGCGGCGACAAGATGCAGAAGGTGGTGCTCGCTGACAACACGTCGAGCCGCATCTTGGACCAGCCGCCCTATGCCTCACACGTGGCGGCGAACAGTTCGCGCCTGCTCGGCAACATCGCCAACGTCAACTACAACAACACGTTCGACAAGTCGGTCGTGCGCTTCAGCGGCATCGCCAACGGCAACTCGAGTTTCGCCGGCATGGAGGTATGGACCGAAGGCGTTGTCATTGGCGGCGCCGGGCACTTCAGCGCAGAGGCCAATCCCGACCCGGTGCTCGCCGTCTACGAGAACACGAACGAGGTGTTTTGCTTCGGCACCAAATCGGTGCAGGTGTTCGCGCCCGATCCCTTCGTGAGCAACACCGGCATCCCTGCTGGCTGGTCTCCGACTGTCACCAAAGAGCTCGGCTGCGCGGCGCCCTACTCGGTAGTGAAGGTGAACCAAAACTTCTTCTGGCTCGATGAGCTCCGCCGCTTCGTCACGTCCGATGCGCGCTCGGAGCAGGTCATCGGAGACCCCATCCAGAAGACCATCGACGACATTGCGGTCGTGTCGGACTGCTACGGCTACCGCGTGAGCGCGGGCCCGCTCGACTGCTTGGTGTTCAAGTTCGAGCAGGACGGGCGCTGCTTCTCCTTCCAGAAGGGCAACAGCTGGTCGGAATGGCTCAGCTGGAAGAACGGCAACTGGGCGCCGTTCCCGGTCACCTGCGAGGTGATTTCCCCGACCACGAGCGACAACCTCGTGGGCGACAGCTTCGGGCGCGTCGGGCGCCTGTCACTCGATGCCACGACGGACTACGGCGAGCCCATCAATGCGCGCGTGGAAACGGGCTACATCGACCGGGGAACGGACGAAAAGAAGCACTGCCGCTGCGTGCGGGTGACGATGCGCCGAGGGCAAACCACGGCCCCCGTCGGCCCCGTCGCCTACATCAGCTGGCGGGACCAGCCGGGCCCCTACAGCCCCCCGCTGGCGGTCAGCCTGGGCGCACAGGGCGACACGCACCCCGTGGTAGAATTGCGCTCGCTCGGCTCCTATCGGCGCCGGCAGTGGCGTTTCGAGTTTTCAGGCACCGAGCCGCTGGAGCTCGTGAAGGTGACCGAAGAGTTCGACATCTTGAAGAGCTGAGGAAGCAATGGACAAAAGGGCGAGCGGCACACTATCTGGAGCAGCATCGGGAGCGGCCGCAGGGACCGCAATCATGCCCGGCTGGGGCACGGCCATCGGCGGCGTGCTCGGCGGGCTCGCTGGCTACTTCGGTAGCGGCGACGACTCCGAGGTGGACAAGGCTCGCGCTGAAAAGGAAGCGCTCGCCAAGAAGATCGCCGACCAGTACCTCAGCTATCGGGACACCGTAAACGAGGCGTACATGAAGCAAGCCGCTGGCGCCAATAGCTTCTACGACGTGAACAGCAACATGCTCAACTCGATGAACGGTGGCCAGGGAGCGCCCGACATCGCAGGCGGCGTGTACGAGTCGCCCATCCAAGCCGAAGGCATGAAGAAAGTGAGCATCCCGAGCACATCACCCACCTTCGCGCCGGGCACGCCGATGCCCAGCCAGAACGCACCGAGCACCGTCAGCTACATCCCCAAGAAGAGCTCGTAATGGCGCAAGACCCCAGCACGAACCTGCCGCGCACGGGCGCCGTCGAAGCGCCGATGGACTTCAACGCGCCCGCGGCGCCGAAGCAGCTATCGGACAAGCCCTACACCACGATGGTGAACCCGTATCCAGCAAAGAGCGAGGCTGGGCTCAAGTGGGCGGCGGAGCACAAGAACAACTTCGCTGAGGGTGGCTACGACTCAGAGGGCTATCCAATCCCATCGCAGGCGCAGATCGATTCAGCCTACGCCGGGTTCTCCAACCCTAACGCACCAGCGGGCTCGTATGCGTACAACCCGACCTGGGGACCCGCCGCGCCAGACAACGACAACCCGTACGAGTACGGGTCGACCCAGTGGGACTCGTGGCGCAATCGCAACGACATGGCCAAGCGCAACGACGCGGCCAAGAAAGCCTGGCAGCAGTCGCACGCGGCGCAGAAGAAACCTGAAGCCGCCGCAGCTCCCGCGGCTCCCGCCACGCCCTTCGCATCGAGCGGCATCGACCTGACCAAGGAGGGCAAGGGCGAGAGCGTCGCCGACTCCATTAACGCCTACTACAACGAGCACGGCATCCCCACTGCCAGCAACGAGGCGAAGGTCACGCTCGACAAGTTCCGCTCGTCGCAGCCGCAAGACCTGTCGCCCTACTACGACTACGCCAGCAAGCTCACGTCGGCCAAAATCGACAACGCCATGTCGGCGCGCGGCTCGTACGGTTCGAGCAATGCGACCGGCCAGATTGGCGCGGCCGAGATGGCACTCCGCGCCGACGAGGCCAAGGCGAACGCGCAGTACGGGCTCGACCGCTACGCGCAGGAGGGCAATCTCGCGGGCTCTTCCGACGCTAGCGACGCGCGCAAGAACGCACTCGAATTCTCTTGGGCGAAGGGCTTGTCCGACATCGCCTTCAGGAATCAGGACGCAGGCGAAGGACGCACCCAGCAGCTGTTCGACGACAACTTCCGCGTCGCCGCCGCCAAGGCTGGCAACTGGACGGACAGCACCGGCAAGGCCATCGAGGGTGTGGGTGATGCGACCGACGCTGCGAACAACGTGCTCACGGGCAACGCAAACGATCAGGTAAGCCACGCCAACGCTGACGCAAATCAGGCCAACGAAGACATGGGTTCGTTCAAGGATGCCCTGAACCAGGGCGCCACCAACTACGGTAACTTTAGGACGGCCGAAGACGCCAGAGAAGCAGCCAACAAACCAAAGGCAAACTGATGGCCATCAAAGGAGTAAACCCCAGCTACTTCGCCGGCATGCCAGAGGTTGCGCTCGATCCGAAGGCCAGCAAGGCGGACCCGCGCTACGCGCAGATGCTCACCCAGGCCATGCAGAACCAAGCGGCCGCTACGGACAAGCGGCGCGAGTCGGACGAAGACAACGCCTTCAAGGCGCGCTCGCAAACCGAGACCGAGCGGAGCAACCGCAGCCACGAAGACATCAGCAAGCGCAACACGGCAGTGGGCGAAGCCGGTGAAGCGCGGTTGAAAGGCGACCAGGACATCAAGAACGAACACCTCAAGTCAGTCGAGACCGAGAGGCTCCTGGAGGCGCTCCAGAAGGCCAAGAACGCCAGCGACGACGCGGCCGTCGAGTACTTCACCGATGAGCTCGTGCGGCGCGGCTTCAAGGGTCGACAAATCCAGGAGTCACCGGAAACCTTCAACCAGCGCGACCCGAGCCTCAGGCCACCCGCGCCGCCTGGGCCTCCGCCGCCACCCGATACAAGCGTCTACGGCGAGTCGTCGGAGGACTTCGAACGCAACATGGCCGGCGCAAAGCCCACGCCGCCCGCGCCGCCACCTGACCGCTCGCCCCTGCCGCCGCGCTCGCTGGCGCCCACGGGACGCTTCCCCGACGCTGGAGAAGGTGCGGCCGCGCCCCCGATGAAAGCGGCTCCGCCCGGGCCAGCGCCGTCCGCAGGCCCGCGCCCGGGCGGCGGCGGCGCCTCGCCCACCGAGGGGATCCCGTTCATCAACAAGACCCAGAACATGGACTGGATTGAGGGCAAGCAGCCGCCCCTCGCGGCGCCAGCGCGCCCCGCGGCCAGCGACGATGAGCAGTTCTATCGAGACATGGACTGGCACCCGCCGACCGAGAAGGAGCTCTTGGACCGCGCCATCGCCGAGGTGGTGCAGCGCGAGACCGGCGCCCTAGCCGCCCCCTCCGTCGTGGCGCCGCCGGCCAAACCTCTCTTGCCCGGGAGCCGGCTCAGAACACGCGCAGTGCAATCCGACCAACTACTCGCTCCCGACGACCCCCTGAATAAGCTGGTGGCGCCATGACCGACCAAGGACCCCGAGGGTTCGCCCAGCCAAGCCTGCGCCCTGCGCGCCGCCTGCTGCCCGGTTTGGGTGCCCCGCCGCAGGCGCCGCCGCCTGGACCGCCTGGGCCTCCGCCAGACGAAGCGTCGCCGCCTGGGCCACCCGCGGCATCCTTTGGCCCAATGCCGGCG